TTCTTCGGCGGCTTTACGAGCTGCTTTTTCTTCCTTATCTTTCTTAAGAGAATTAACTTCATCCTTTAATCTTTCAATCTCTGGATAGAGTTTGTCTTTCTCTTGAGACCGAACCTTTGCTAAGTCTTCATCAGTATAAAACTTAGGAGTCTTAACTTCAGGTTCTTCAGTAGTAACAGTAGGCGCGTCAACGCCCGACACATTTACGACTGGAGCGGTTCCAGCTTCTGCTTCAAAAGCGGTAGCCATGTTGTTTGCATCTGACATGAGTATGTCCTTATCCTAGGGGTCGTTTTCCAAATGAGATTAATCTCGTAGCACATATGACCGAACGTATTTAGTACTGTCTTTATTTTGACAATTTAATACGAAAATGTCTGCTTAAATAGCATTATTTCTCGTATTCTTGCGGAACCCTTCTCTGTGGGAGTTTTGTTCCGTAAGCTTCGGTTACCAGTCTGTTGCGGATAGATTGATCGCCTATCTGCGCGTCAATTGTGGCGTCATCCATAATTGATGGTTCTGTTTGTGTTGGGACCATAGGCTGGGCTGGGTTCTTTGAAGAGGCAGATGATCCGCCCCCAGGAGCCCCGCCAGGGCCTACTGGCTCAGGCATTTGACCAGTAAGAGTTAAAATGTCTTGTTCAATTTGAGTTTGAATAAGTTTAAGCGCGCCGTCAGCAACAGCCTCATCTTGAAGCTCCCGACGTATTTCAGTCAGCTTCTCAATTGGGAACTCTTCTCCAAGGATGCGCAAAGCGCCTTCCTTAGACTCAAGTCCAAGAGAAAGCATAGATTGGACTTCGTTAATAGCAATAAGCTTGTCAAGAGGTAGTGGTTGTGGGAAATGAACATAAGACCTATATGTAATAGGGTCATTAAAATCAAGTTGCGCTAGCTGGCCTTCTTTTAATGGAACCGTGCTGGTATTAGGGTCCCAAGTAAAAGTCTCTGGTTCTTTAAGGGCAAGGTTAAGAAGAATAAGCTCATTGACGCGCTCTAGCCCGTGTGCATATTGAATAATCTTTTGGTGGTACCGGTTCATCAAAGGTTGGAACATAATTGAAAGGGCAACACCTGAGGTATTAGAAATAGGCATTGCTTGGCCTAAAGCAGTCTCTGGAATACCAATCATTTCATGCATTGACTTTTTCATCATTGCAAGGAATTCCATAGCGCCTTTTAGTCCTTGGGCGCCGCCTTCAAGATTCTCAACCCTGGCGTCTTTAGGAAGCCCGCCCCATACTTTGTTTGCTCCCTTTTCAAGTTGGGATGCTTTTGCTCCAATAATAACTGTAACTGGTGCAGCATGGTAATTAACAATGTCGGCAATATCAGTAGCAGTTTCGTTGTAAGAACGATTAATGTTGATAATATCAAAGCAATCAGCAAGACCCCAAGGGCTACCACTAATGCGAACATTTGGGATATGAATAACAGGAATAGTGCCAAGCGGGTTAGGGCGAGAGTCAATGAGTTCGTCGTTGATATATTCTTCAATAACGTCATCTGTCAGGATTTCTGTATACGTGAAGACTTGACGCGTGCCTTCAAGCGAAGTGCCCCAGAAACGATACTTGAGCTTAAAACGAACAAGGCGCTCGCGGTCATGAGGATGAAACTCTGGAAAACAGAAAGATGAGTTAAGGGGTAGTATGCGAACGCGGCCAGGATGCTGACGGCCGCTAGGGTCTTGATAGCCTTCTTCATATGCCACCTTAATAAATACATCTCCAGAAACGGCACCTTGTTGCCCCATTTCCCAAAGAACAGTAGCTTTATTATTATCTACTTCCCAAACTCTTTCAAGTAGATCAGGGACAATGGCTTCTGTTTCTTTTACGCTACGAAAGTTAACCCCTTTACCAAAGGTAAAGTTAGTAATAAAGTCTGTAAAGGCGCGATAATAATTAAGCACCATCTGAGTTTCGCCAGTGTTACGGCGGTAAGAATAATGATGGCCTAGATACATAGCCCAGTTAAGGCTATAACGGTTTAGGCGAGGGCCGTGAACTTCAAACTCTTCATCCGCTAATTCTACAAGACCTAAGGGAGAAATAGAGATTGTTAAGTCAGACGAGGCTGCGCGATAACTCGGGGGCGAGAAATCAATACCGCTCACCAATCACCTCTTTCGCTTTAATAACAAGCATATACTAACACTAATTACTACTTAAGTACAACATCGAAAAGCTATCTAGCGATAGGTTTAGTTACCGGCTTGGTAACCTTTTTCTTTTCTAATGATTCTTTCTTATCTAATTCTTCTTGTTTGTAGTCTCTAAATCTAGGATCAATGTCTTTTTTAGAAGGTACAAACTTTCCGCCTAATTGCAAGTAACGGGTGTGAATCCAATGGCCTCGCGCAGGGGAGTTTTTAGAAAAACGAGTTAAAGCCTGTGTTGTAATCATGTTCCAAAGTTTAGGATTAGCAGGTTCTTGTTTAGGACCCTGCTTAACTTCCCTACCTTTAATAAGTGCCATTAATAGTCCTTTGGGAAAAGCCCCGCCTATCTTTAGAGATGGCGGGGAACTAGTTTCCTAATTAGTCAGTTACGACTGCTGGGTTGCCAGCCTTTTGTAAACCACCGCTGCGGAATACTTCCTCAATGCGGTTGTCACCGTGGTCTGCAAAACCACCAGCTGCGAACTCAGTAAGATGGTCTGTAGCTTCTACCCATGCAGCAGAACCAACGTGAGCGCGCTCACGCATTGTCTCTTCTGGTAGCTTCTCAAACACATTCTGATTACGATTTGGACGGCCAGGTGCAGGGGCATATCCTTGCATTGCGCCTAGTGTGAACTCCTGTGGGACATCTGTATCTGTTGCAATACCTTCTTCAAAACGAAGAGGTCCGCGTTGGCCAGGTGTAGCTGGTGACGCTTTGCGATCGTAGACAGTGCCTGGGCGTTCTGGGAACTTTGGGTCTGGTGCTATTGTCATTTATAACTCCTAAAGTGTGAAGTACTTCAAGTAAAGTCTGACCTGTATTTAGTTAAATTTCAGGCTAAACGCTAATTGAAGAATGGGGAACTTGTTACCTCGACTGAAGGCATTGTTTGGTCTAGGGTTAAAGAGCAAGCTATAGCCAAAGAGTCGGCGTAATCGTCGTGGGCGTGGGCCTCGTCAGGGGCTGCGGCAAGAAAGTTAGGACCCGTAAACTTTGTTTCAAGGTCGGTCATCTGCTGATAAAAACGTCGCCAAGAGCTTAAACGGCGCGTTCTTGAATTAGCAGGCCACCCAATCATTCGGCGGTCAATCAAGGCTTTAAGGTGTTTCCAACGCTTAGATTGTTCTTGTTGGCTAGATGTCATAGATACTACTTCAGCTCTAGGTAGTAGTAACTTTAACCGCTGGGCTACTGCATCACCCACGCCATTAGCGTCTACCCCGACATACATGACATCATAATTAGATAAGAAGTTAACAATTTGAAAATATTGATCTTCCCAGTCGTCACCTTGTAACTCAAGCCAATTCAATACGCGGTGGTCAAAATAACCAAACTCATCTGGGCGATCCCAGTCTACCCACACCACAGTTACTACTGTAGAGTCTAATTTACGAGCAGGGTCAATGCCTACTACTACAGGGGTGCGGTGCCAAGCTCTAGTTACTTCAGCAGAAGTATCACCGAGTTCATCCATAATAGATGAGGTAATAAACATACCGCGTTCAAGAAGCCACTTGCAGTTGTACGACATTTGAAACTCATCAGATTCTTCACCAATGCGAAGCATTTCTTTTTTGATGTACTTACCGTAGTTGGCATTTACTTTAGACACTTCACGCCAATCCCACTCAAAATGGTTTTGACGTTTTCCGCGAGTAGTTTGGCGGCGTTTATTTAATTGAATAGACCTATAGAAGTTGTTCTTACTTGTTGTAGGGGTTCCAGTTTTAACCATAGTACCTGAGTAGTACGCCAACATAGGAGAAATAGATTTAGATACTACAAAGTCATCAGCCTCTTGACACTCATCAATAACGATGAGATGGAAAGACTCCGATTCAATCTTTGCACGTGGGTTAGCAGTCATCATAGTTAAGCTACTACCTGAGGTCTTTAATATAATCTTACGTTTTACGCCGCTAACTCGCCCTAAGCTATCATCAATTTCAGGGTCACCTAGAATCTCTGTAGCGCGCTCAGAGGTGAGGCGATTTACTGTTCTACCGAATAAAGTTTCAACCTGGCCCTCTACTGGCGCGAACATACCAATCATAATGCCATTCTTAAACTTACCAAGAAGGTCTGGGTACATCTTTGCAAGGCGCGGCAACAGAACCATAAGCGTGGCTACTGTGTTAGCAATTGTTTCTGATTTACCAGACTGGCGTGCGGCAAGAGCAGTCACCTCTTCACCGTCGTTAATTAATACCGATTCAATAATACGACGTGCAAGAGGCATCTGATAGGGGTGCAGGCTATGGCCTACAAGGGCATCCATAAACTGAATGCAACGATCAATTAACTTATTAACAAACTCTTTAGAGAGCTCATCAAGCTCAATCTCTTCATCTTCGGGCGCGGGTACCCCATCTGTATCAGGGTTAAATTCTTCATCTTCATCATCTAGTAAATGTTCCATATAAACCCTAGTTTAGAAGTAAACAGAAAGCCTGGGTAGTTAAACCCAGACTTGTCTGATGCCACCTACGGGGAGAGGAAAGAGAGGCAAGCGTAGTCTAACACTAATTCATACGTTTATACAACTCTTCAACCACAGCATGAAGGGCCTCAGAACCTTGGCGCGCCTCTTCTAAATAGAATTTATCACGGCTTCGTTGGTAACCAGACATGCACTTTCCTATTTCAAATAATGACTGGTCTATCCACATTTCTAATTCGCCTGTAGGTATTTTAGCTACCCGTTTAGCGACCTTTTCAGAAAAAGGCTTATCCCATGTTTTCTTATTATTTTTTAAAAAACTCATCGTAATCTCCATCCTCTGGTCTCCAAGCCGTTCTTCCCTTCATAGCTTTAAATATAAGGTCATCAATAGACTCTGCGTCATCCCAATGAATATTGGGGGTGTGGTAAAACAATCCAATGAAAAACCCAGGTTTGGTAAAAGGTACCCTAAAAACCAAGCATTTACCAAGGCGGTATGCGCCCTCTGTTTCTTGAGTGGTGCCTATTTCAATAATAGGTAAGAACCTAGTGTGGTAGTACTGAAGTGTTCCGACGTATAGTGGTCCAAGTGTTTTCATAAGTAATCTTTAAATATCTCCTCTGCCGTAAAGCTTTGTAAGTTTAACGCTTTAAACGCTGACTCTTTACCCTTTTGGATCTTACTAGCCGTTTGAGCCGAATCAGCTATCTGAGCTTTAACACCAGAGGATAAAGCATCCATGTCAGCAGGTCCCATATCTGGCCATGTGTCTAAACCTTCAGTTCTAAGAAACGCACCTGTAGAGCCGCTATCGCGTAGCCCAACCCACATATGAACTGGCACATCGTTATATTGCCACCAAGTGTTATCTCTAAAAACAACAACAAGGGTTCGAGTGTTTGGGTTATACCCAACAGTTAAAGCGCGAGGTCGCTTAGGGTTTTTAGTAGGAGCTACTACAAGTTCACTGCCAACAGATTCTAGTTCTACCTCATTGGCATCTGTTATATCTTTTGGAATAGTTACATCCCAGTCATCGGCTGTAGCTTCGTTGCGCTTTGTTCGGCTTGCTACCTGCCTACCAAACATAACTTCATCGTATGTTGGGGCACTTGGATTATTAGAAGTGTTAGGGGTAGCGTTAATCTCATCCCACGAAGGTAGTTTAGGAGTCGGTGCCATCATTCCTCACATATATGAAACTCGGTCTCTGTCTCTATTACACGAGCAGAGCATACCGAACATCTTAAATAACGTAAAGGTTTGTAATCATTTTGCGCAGTAGCGCCTGGTAAGAACTCAGAACCATCTTCCGCATAGGCTTCTGGATACTCATAAATAATAGTAGGTTCAGATAAAGAGTTACCTAAAGTTAATTCTGGTGGGAATGGGCCTCTAGGGATTGTTATTTTATCTGGAACTGGGTGTACCTGTATTGCTTGTTTATTAATTATTCGCATCTGAAGGCGCCGCCTTCTTTTTAGCCCTAGTGACTGGGGCTTCATCTTGAGGGGCTGCCTCTTCAACGGTTGTTTCAACAATTAATGGAAAATGGCCTGCCGCAGCGCGCGCCTGTAGCCATACAGGAAGGCAATCTAAACAATAGTTAATAGGATTTAATCCTGGGTCTGCGCAAGTGTACGCGGCTACTGTAGAGCAGTTATCGCATTTAATCATTTAATCCTCCTAAAGCATTTAGTATATATGAAAAAAGGGGCCAAGTCATACTTGGCCCCTTACTTAAATCTTTACTTAGAAGCTCCAAGACCAAAAGAAGAATCCTTTGGGTTGAGCGCACGTAGCAATGGACCTGCGATAGCGCCTAGTGCTGCTAAGCCGATTGACTTAGTATCTGTGTGGCCTGCCATATACATACCCAAAGCTGCTGATACAGCGGTACGGGCATATGATGCCAAGGCTGCTTGTATTTGCTTATTCATATATCTCTCCTTATTGCGGTGTTTCCGCGCGAGAGCTACTTTAGCACATTATTCTGCGTCGTCAACATGCTGTTCAAACCGACCCTCAAGCCTAGCAACGCGATCAAAGATAACTATTTGATTTGCTCTTAGGTCTTGAACAATGGGTAGGATTTGAAGCTTAACCACGTCTAGGAGGGAGCTTCCTCCGTTATGGCGCAGTTCATTGATAGGCTCTTCCATAACGGCTCTATTGGCCTCCACAGCCTGTTTAACAGCTGTTCTAAAGAGCTTCCAAACAACACCACCTACTACTACTGTTACAGCGGTATATGAGGCGATTATTGTTGCAATATCGGTGGGTGACATTACTATCCTATTCCATGTATAGTGTGGGTTATAGAATAGTTTTCCGTATTAATTACACAAAATGTAACGTTTTGTATAAGTTTACAGATAAATTAATAAATAAACAGGTAAACATAGGCCGTTCAACTTGACATGGGCCGTAACTCTTTGGTTTGCTAGTACATGACAGGGCGCCCATAAGGCGCCTTTGCCAACTGAAAAGGAGCAGCGATGCTTAATATCAGATTCAACTTCAGTATTGACTTAAGGAAAGTAGGAGTTATATGGCTAACGACGGTTCTTATGTTCTCCCACTTGCTGTTACCTCCGACTGCGGATGCGCTAACTGCGCCTGTGGAAAAGACAGTAACAGTCAATCTGACATATCTAACGGTGACAACAACCAAGTCACAGGCTAAAGCAGCATTGGCTAGCCCCGCATCAAAGTACTTTGATGTAGAGGCAAGAGCCTTTTTGACTGTTTACACAAACAACTGGACAATGAGCGAATGGAAATGCCTTCGTAGTATGTGGACACATGAGAGCCACTTTAACCCTAAAGCGCTGAATATGCACTCGGGTGCTTACGGAGTAGCACAGTTTCTCCCATCAACATGGGGAAACTATAACGTTACGAAGACCGCTAATGCTCGGCTTCAAATTAAATACGGGCTACGTTATATAGAAAAACGATACGGAACTGCAGCCGATCCACAAGGCGCGTGTAACGCGTGGAGATTTTGGCAAACGCATAGTTGGTACTAAGCAAAAAAGCCCCCGAGTAATCGGGGGCTTTTTTTAGTTACTTAGGCTATTAGGCCCAAGAGGTCATTGTGATTGTTGCTGTGAGTGCTACTGAAGCCGTACCCGCTGCAGTTGATTGTGACTTGACTGTGCCTGAAGCGCCTGTGAGTGCTGTTCCAGGTGTGATAGCTCCTGAATCGGCAACTGTCCAACCGCTACCTGCGATAACAAGGGTAGTTCCTGAACCGCCAGTTACAAGCCAAGTACCAACAAGTGCTGTTGGGATACCTGTACCAGATGCGATAGTTACCTTAGTACCAACTGCCCATGTACCAGTTCCGCCTGCGACTGTAACAGTTGCTGCAGTTGTGGTTGTTACATTGATACGTGTTGGCTGTGTAGCTGTGTTTGTAGCACCAGTTGTATTGGTGATATTAGCTGTAGCGTAACCAGCATCCTTAAGAGCATCAAGACCAAGAGCGGTTGTGAGGCCAAGGATTGAAGGTACGTTGATGTAAGCAACTGCGCTTACATATGAGCCGTCAGCTGCTGTAAGGGCATCTGTGCGCTCTACAATACCGTTATTGATATTGATAAGTGAGCCTGTTGTTGAGGCTGTTACTGTGAAGGAATCACGAGTAGCTTTAGCAACTGTAGCCGAAGATGAGTTGAAATCGCTGCAACCTGTAATCTTTACAGTCTCTCCACCAAGGAAGAAGTTTTGGCATTGGTAAGTAACGGTGGTTCCATCGCCGTCAACTTGGGTAATTTGGAACTTACCTGTAGCTGCGGTAAATGATGGATAGCCAGCCCAGCCTGTCTCTACAGTCTCATGACGGTTGCTATAAACGGTCTTGTTAGCGATAACGTTTGAGCCTGAGTATGCTGAAGTTCCAGCAAAATCAAGGCGAGCACCTGTTACTTGAGTTGTTGCTGACCAACCGTAGTCGGCGCCAACACCTGGAAGGGTATTGATAGCAACTTTAGCAGAACCAGTTTGACTTGTATCTGAAGTTGAACCAGCGTTAGTTACTGTAAATTGTGTAGCTGATGCTGTAGCAATTGTTGCAGCTGTAAGGTTACCTGCAGCTGTTGTAAGACCTGTAATAGTTACAATGTCTCCTGGAATGAAAGAATTTGCTGCTGTGTAGGTGATAGTTGTTCCGTTACCAGACGCGGCTGTTACTACAGCGGTCTTGTAGGAAACAGCGCTTGAACCTGTGCCTCCACCAATGTTGGCGGCTGCAGTTTCTGTGCGTTGGTCGTTTGGTTGAATAGGGAGTGTCTGTCCCCATACAAAGTCAACTACCATGTTACCTGCGGAATCGACAGCGTGGCCGTCGTTATTTGTGGTGCCTGGTTGAGCTGCAATGGTTACTGAGTATGCCCCAGTACCTTGGGCAGACCCTTGGGCCGCCGGTGAGCCGTAACTTGACATTATTTATTTCCAATCTATAGATGGTTTACGTCCTATGCGCGAAAGGACAATATAAGTATCCAATAGGAAATAAGACCTGTCAGGGCTTACAAAGACCCGCTTAGCCGATTATTCGGTTGGCGCCTCTGCTGCTAAACGAGCATCTTGCATTTCTTGATTTTCATTAGAAATACCAATGCTGTAAAGATAGTCAAGAGTAGGATCTGTAAAGGCCTTTGTTTTAGCGTCATAGGTAGACCAACGAGTTACCTTTGAGCCGTGATCGCATAAGCACACGACTGTATCGCAACCTTGTTCTTCTTTGATTCTGTCTAGCAAGTCAGTGCCGTGGGCAGACTCATCAAATACAAAGATGTGCTCTACTACACCATTCTTAATAAATGCGTGTTCGCATTCGTTTAGATGTTCCATTATTTCTCCTTTTTCATTTTATAATTTATGACCAATACGTAACTCTTGCATAGCCTGAACCGCCAGTGCCGCCTGTAAATCCACCAGCACCATTACCAGCACCTGCTCCACCACCGCCGCCGCCAGTATTTGCAGTTCCATTAGAACCATTATTGGATTGGTAACCACCATTACCACCACCACTTGAGCCAACGCCAAATTGCATATAATTTAAGCATCCACCACCACCACCGCCACCAAAACCGTCTATTCCAGCACCGCCGTTACCACTAGCATCGCTAGCATTAGCGCTGCTATATACCCCAATCCCGCCAGCACCACCAAAATACCCACGTCCGCCAGAAACCCAAGTCCGAGACTTAGTTGTTCCATCAATTGTAGGAAAAACATTTGAACCAGATTGACCTGCTCCACCGCCTCCGCCTGCACCGCTTGAATTACTAGCACCAATCCAGCATGCCCCTCCACCACCACAACCACCAGCCAAACCAAATCCTGAAACCGCGTTTCCGCCATCAGCGCCAGCACCGCCCCCAGTATTTGCACCACCAGCAAGAGAACCAAAAGAAGTATTTCCGCCATTACTTCCTCCGCCGCCACCACTGCCAATAGTTACTGTGTAAGTAGTGCTAGGGGTTACTGTAAGAGTTTTTTTAATAACAGCACCTCCACCGCCGCCTCCGCCGCCAGCAAGTTCACTTGAATATGTATTACCTCCACCGCCACCGCCACCAACCAAAAATACTTCTACGGTTGTGCAGTTGGCAGGAACAGTAAATGTGCCAGTTGCTGTAAATTCTTGAACTTTTTGAGATAACGCAGAAGCAAGTGAGGAATAACTGATAGCCATTAGTTGACTCTCCATCCGTAGGCCGCGCCTACATAGATTAGTGTGACTCCAGCATATGCCTTGTCAATTGTTAAAGATGTTGCTTGGCCGTTTATATTAAGGCCATTATTTGCAACTGTAATGTTATTGGTTGCCGCGCTTCCTGTTGCATCAAAGATGTGAATTTCGGCCCCAATAGATGCCGAAGAAGGAAGAGTCAATGTACGAGCAGCGGTAGTGTCAACCATGTAGTTGTTTCCAGCCGCAATTGATATGTTGCTGCTTACAGCAGTAGAGGTGAATAAACCACCTACTCTATCTCTCGTCTTTGTCATCTACTCTCCTTATGACCAATAAGTAACGCGACAGTAGCCTGAGCCACCTGCACCACCAGTTTGATAGCCTGCAGAGAACAACCCGCCACCACCGCCACCGCCTGTATTTGCTGTTCCAGCAGTTGGAGTAAGTGTAAGACCCAAGTTGCCACCACGTCCTCCGCCAAATTGAGCAGGTCCACTTTGATACCCACCGCCTCCACCGCCACCAATTCCATCTATTCCAGGACCACCAGCAAAACCACCGTATGGTGCAGGGCCGCCAATGCCACCACCACCACTTGAAGTGCCGCTTATATAATTTCCAGAGCCACCTTGTGAACCAGTGCCGCCTACTGAACCAGCAGCACCACCGCCACCGCCCGTACCGCTACCACCGCCACCGCAACCGCCATTTGCACCAACAGTTGTTGCATTAGAAGCAGCAGCACCATAACCACCACCTATTGCAGTGGCTAATGCACCAAATGTTGAATCACCGCCATTACCAGCAGTAGTGTTAAGAGCGCCAGCGGTTCCACCATTGCCAATAGTTACTGTGTATGAAGTGCCAGCAACAACAGTAAGGGTTTTTCTAACTAATCCACCAGCACCGCCTCCACCTGCTGCACCAGAAGTAGAGCCAGCGTTGTTGTATCCACCCCCACCGCCTCCGCCTGCAATCATAAATAAATCTACAGTTGTTACATTAGATGGTGTAACAAATGTACCAGTTGCTGTAAATTCTTGAACTTTTTGGGTTACAGCCCCAAGAGAAGATAATGTAACTGTCATTTAAGAAACCTTCCATCCATAAGTAGAACCTGTATAAACTAATGTTACAGCGCCGTAGGCTACGTTCATGACAAGGGTTTGATTAGAACCATGAATGAATAGAGTAGCACCTGGAGTTACTGTAATGTTGTTAGTTGCCGCAGAACCTGAGGCATCAAAGATACGAATTTCATCACCTTGCGCGGGAGATGCTGGAAGAGTAAGCGTCCAAGCAGATGATGTTGTTACGAAGTACTGGTAACGAGATACAAGAGTTGTGTTTGCGGCAATCGCTGCAGATGTCCAAGGTACTACTGAACTCCAAGTGGCCGTAGTTCCATTAGATACAAGCGCTAGACCCACAGTACCTATACCTAGACGAGAGACAGTTGAGGCGCCAGTTCCTAGAATTAAATCTCCAGCAGTTGTTACCGTAGATAGTGGAACAGCGTTAGCCACAGCAAATGAATTATGTGACATTACTACAGCAACATCGCCTGCTTGTAGAGCTACCAAAGAGGTTACAGTAGAGCCGTCTGTAGCAGTGTAGTCAGTACCTCGGATTAACAAAATACCATTAATAAATACTTGTTCCGCGCCTGCTGTATAAGATAAAGAGGTTGTAAAGTCATCAGTTCCAGATAAAGAAGTCTCTCCACCTGCAGCCACTTTGCGCCAAGTATTAACAGAGGCAGAGCCAATAGCTACGCCCTGTGCGCCTTGGGCGCCAGCTGGCCCCTGTACGCCCTGCGCGCCAGCTAAAACAGGCAGCCAAGAAGAACTACCGGTGTCGTAGTACTTTAGCTGTGACATGATTACTCCTTAAAGTTATTTTGTTACTGCTTCTGGTGCTATAAACTTTTTTCCATCCCAAGTGTCACCAACTCCTGCGTACTTGCCGCCAAAGTTTGCGTTATAGGAAGTTTGCACCCAAGTTCCACCTAAGCCAATTTCATTGGCAAGGTAATTTTGTCCATCTTTTTCAAATTCGTCAGGTACTACAAGAACACGAAGTACTTTGTTGCTTGAATCAATCTCTGCGAAGTGTGCCATTTTTTCTCCTTATACCCACCATGAAATTAGACAATAACCTGAACCGCCGTTGCCGCCTGAATATGCTGATGCACCAGAACTTCCCGCTCCGCTGCCGCCAGCTCCTGAATTTGCGGAAACATTTAGACCAGAACCGCTACTGCCACTAACACCGCCGTTACCACCTGCACCAAAACCATAAAGCCCAGCGCCACCAGAACCACCGTTGTAGTTAATACCAACAGGTGCTCCACCAGCACCTCCAGCACCGCCTCCGCCACCGCCACTAACTCCACCGCCACCAGAACCGCCATTTGTTCCAGCCAACCCTCCAGTGTTACTATAGATCCCGTTGCCACCAACATTTCCACCACCAAAAGCATTTGTTCCCGCACCGCCAGCCGTACCTGTTGATGCACCAGTACCGCTACCACCGCCACCATAACCAGCAGTCAGCAAAGAGCCAAAAGATGAAGCAGTTCCAACTCCTCCAGTTGCGCTACCAGTTCCACCAGAACCGCCGCCACCAATCACAACGGAATAACCAGTTCCAGCAGTAACAGTCAAGTATTTTTTGACTACTTGACCACCGCCGCCGCCGCCGCCTGAATTAGACGCACCACTAGAACTGCCACCGCCTCCTCCGCCAGCAACTAGCAGACATTCAATGGTTGCCACGCCAGTTGGAGCAGTCCAGCTTGTAGTGCCTGAAGTGAACTCTTGAAAGTATTGCGACTTTGCTCCGCTTGGAGCAGGAAATGTATTAATACCCATTTATGCTATCTCCACCCCGCTAATGTGAAAGTTAATTGTTGTTGCTGAAGCGCCACCAGTGATTGTTTTTGGTGTTGCACTGGCAGGAATTACTTGCTTACAGTCAATGTAGACCGTTGTATTTGCGGCGATTGCTGTAGTGGTGTGTAGAGCAACACCATCAATAGCCAAAGTAAAAGTACCAGCACTACCCGCTGTATTAGTGACGGCAATGTTAGTTACTACTGTAGTTGTAGTGGTATTAGGCACTGTATACAGAGTAGTTGTTGTTGTTAAAGACGCAGCTGCTCGCGCCAAAACCTTGGTTGTTGTAGCCATTAATTACTACCCTTTCCTAGAGCCAAGCGCCCATGATGGTCATGAGCACAATATCTTGTTCGTATGAGTTTGCATCTAATGATGCATATGTATTAGATACTACCTTAGTTAATCCATTAATTGTTGGTATTGTTGCCCCTGATGTAAGAGTTGTAGAACCAAGAACAGGGGATGTAAAAGATTGAGCTACGGCAGTGGTATCCATCCATAAAACGCCTTGAGAAGCTGGGGCAGTTGCAGATGTTATGATTCCTTGAGATCCAAGGGTTCCTTGAGCGCCTACAGACCCTTGAGCGCCCTGCGTACCTTGAACGCCATTAGAGCCAACAAAACCAGCAGTTCCTTGAGTTCCTTGTGGTCCAATGGTTCCAGCAAGTACAACTGTCCAGTTACTAGCTTGAGTAGTACCAACGCTATAATCAGCAGCAATCGCAAAAGTAGTACCGCCTGTAATTGTTACAACACCTTCAAAGTAATTAGAAGTAGTATTAATAGCGCGAACTCTGTTACCTGATACGTAGGCGCCTTGTCCACTTGTGGTAAGTGTGATTGTTCCACTAGAAGAAGGTGTTACTAATGTAGTTGAAGTGACTCCAACATACCCAGTGCCTTGAAAACCTTGAGTGCCTTGTACTCCTTGAATTCCCTGTGACCCTTGAATTCCTTGAACACCTTGCACCCCTTGTACACCTTGAGAGCCAATGGTTCCCTGAGTACCTGCTCCTGTGTTTCCTTGTAATCCTAATGGACCTTGGGTACCCTGTGTACCTTGCGCACCTTGAGCGGCCGCTTGACCAGCAATACCTTGAAAACCCTGAGCTCCTTGAAAACCAACGTTGCCTTGAACACCTTGTGTACCTTGAACGGTGTTAGCCCACTTAAGTCCAGTGGTTTGTGTTGAGTCAGCGGTTAATACTTGACCATTAGAGCCAGTTGCAAGATTAGATACAGCACCTGATGCAGTAGCTGCGATCAAATCGCCTTTAGCTGTAACTGTAGAAAGAGGTACTTTGCTTGTATCTGTCTGTGTTTGCCATGAGGCGGTAGTTCCATTAGATACTAAAGCTTTACCTGCTGTTCCAATTGGAATGTTAGTTACAGCGCCTGCACCAGTACCAACAATTAAGTCACCAGCTGCAGTAATCGTAGATAGGTGGACGTCCCCTGAGGCTGTGCCAATTAGCGCGCCTGTAGGATCAATGTATGTTGTAGCTGTTCCGCCTGAAGTTTGCCACTCTTGTAGATTAGCAGTTTGACCTGAAGCGGCCTTAACAATAAGGCCTTTAATAGAGATAGAGCTTGGGGTAATAATGTTAGCTGAGTCACCAGTTTTACGGATGTATTGAGTATGGGCATCAGAAACTATGCCAGTTTCAATATTATCTAAGCGCGCTTTTACAGAACTAAAGGTGGTTGAAGTTCCATTAAAGGTACCGCTAGGGCTAGGGGTAGTTGATGTTACTGGGTCTACGCCAAGGGTAGACTCAATGGCAATAACCTCACCTTGAATATTATTAGGGTGAGACGCATCAATAATCTCAGTAATATTGACGTGAGTTGGAAACGTCGCTACTTGAGAGGGATAGGAGGCCATTGATATCCTTTCAACTACTACATACTAAGGTAGAGCAAATGGTGTTTATTTTCTGCGTAAACGTTAGCTTTGATGCTCTCCGTTTACTCCGCGCCCTGGGTGTTTGTACCCAGCTATGCTAGAGCGTTCTTTATTTAAAAACATCTTACGTATGCCAAAACGAGAATCTACTATTCTTGCTGGAGTAGATACAGCTGTTTTAAATGCTTTTTTACGTTTTACGGAGTCCATCGGTTCCACTGCTTTGCGTTAGTGTCTTTGCCTTTAATAGGAGACGTAATGATGCCTACCCGAGTTAATCGTTCTCTAAACTGACGGCTACTAGTTTCAGCTTTTACAGGAGAAGTCACGGATGCTTTAGTTAATTGTGACTTCTTTTTTCTCATAGAGCTTTTATCTTTGCTTTGCTCATTCCAGGCAAAGAAGGCTGGGATACCTTTGATCTAGGCTTTGGAGTAAAAGTTGAATCTTCTTTTGATTCTATTGGCTTAGAGGGTTTAGCAGTTTCTTTTTTAACTGGAGGCTTAGATGGTGAGTTTGTTACTGGCTTAGCAGCTGGTTTGGAAGAAGTCTTTTTTGAACTTTCTGCTTTCTTTTTAGCAGCTTCTGCTTTCTTTTTAGCAAAAGCTTCTTTTCTAGCTTTATCTGAAACAGCTTTTTTATAAGATTTTGTTATTTTATGTACGCCAGCTTGGCCTTTGCCTGTGGTTTTTTTAATCCCAGACATTATGTTACTTATTGCATTTAGTTCAGCGCTCATTGTCTGATTGTATATGTTTTTCTTCGCATATTCGCGCCAAAGATGGAACAACAAAGGACCTGTTGCAAAAGCCACAGGTCCATT